TTTAGTTTTTGCTCTGCCAATGTATTCATGAGTTAAACCGCCCTAAGAATCCAGCGCCACCAGAGCGAAACAAAGATCTACGACCGCGACCGCCGCGCATACCGCGCTGTTGCGTTCTTGCAGATAAAGCCTCGCTAATATCTTCACGTTTGCTTTCTGCACGTTTTTCTACTTCTTCGCGTTTAGCAATATCTGCTTCAACTCTTTGATCTGCTGCTGCTTGCTTTTCTTCCTGAGAAGGGCCACCGCCACCACCAAAACACATAGCTATCTCCTACATTCTAGACCAAACGCTAGCGGATCTGCGTGCGCGTGGGCCTTTGTTAAACACATCAAAGTTTCTTTTAGCTACTACAGGCTTAGACGGTTTCTGATTATTCATCAAGGCTCGTCCTTCGCCAGCACCTAACAGGAGGTATTGAAGTGCATCATGAATATGCGAATACATGTTTTTATCTGGTTTGTCAGCATATCTTTCACCAGACACTTCCATGCGCTTATACTGATAGCCACCCTCAAAACCTTTAATAAGCTGTGGGCAGCGCCTATCAATTAAAAATGCTGGCTTACCTTCGGTCATCTTGTTCAGCTGGGAGCTAACTGATTCAAGACGTAGGTCAACAGAGTTGGAGGGCGCTGGAAACGCCTTCAAGCCAGCACCGCGCAGAATATGAAATGGAGTCGATTCATCAGTCTGCGCTCTAAAGTCTCCCGCTGGATCGCCATAAATATATACATCAGAGCACTCTGAAAACCTTGTGGCTATTTCCTGTCGTAGTACCTCGGCAAATCTTACAATGCCCATATCAAATGCAACAACTTCAGATTGAATTAACCATCTTCCTCTTACTTTTTGCCCTAGCACGGCGGCGGGGGTTAGGCCAAAGTCTAAGCCTACATAAAGGGGCAACGAAGCGGCAACGGCGATTTCTTCTTTTGCAACATGCGTGTCTGCTGCGAACATTGGGTATATGGGCTTGCCATCTTGAATGGTGCCAAGCTGGTTCATTACATAAACATCTATCCAACTTTTTGTCTTACCTTGAATTAAATTAGGGTAATAAGACTTCAACATATGCTTTGTGTTCTCAGCCTTAGCGTTTGGAACGTAACCCTCTACTTCTCCTTCTTCATTCTTCTTCGCCACCATCCCAGAGGGCTGTGTATAGAAAGCCAATTTGTCTGGTTTAACCAGCATCTTAGCTTGCTCACGCGGAATATGATCTGGGATTGGAACCTCTCCAGCCATAATGGGCCACCAATGATCTTCCTCAGGGGCGTTGGTATCGGCAATAACGCCAGTCCAACTAGGACCACCATCACGCATAGAAGGAAACCGCCCAACACGCATCGTACAGGCGTCAATAATACTTTTAGGAACCTCTCGCGCCTCGTTAATCCAGATGCCGGTAAGTTCCAAAGATAAGAGTTTCTTAACATCTTCTGGCCTATCAAGAGCAAGGAAGATAACCTCAAGGTCTATGTCTCCCTTTTTAATGTGGTGAGTGTACGGAACAGACCAAGTAAATCTACCCCAGTCGCTTTCTGGAAACCAATCAAGCCAAGTCTTAATGGTAGTAGTTCTTAGCTGTGGGTTGGTATTACGAATAATAGCCCATCGGCTTTTGCGTATACCGCTCTCTGTTTTCTTTTGGGAAAGCGCGCGACGAAATACTTCAACACAGCAGCCAACAGATTTACCGGAACCAACCGGACCTCTTACGCCACGAAAGAATGTATCGTCTTTCATAAAAGCCTTGAGTACGTCACCATCTGGTTTGTACTTAAAGTCAGTCATCTAAGCCCCTTGTTGACTCCAAAGCGAATCATGTCTTCCACAACCTCTGGCGCAATGCTTTCAATAAGCTTATCGCACTCAGCGTTAGTAACAAAAGACTTGCCATGCTTTTCTTCTATGTAAGCAAAGTGAACCTTGCGAACAATGCCGCGAAGAAGATCTAAGTCTTGCTGCTTAATAGTATTTATAAAGCTCACTTCTTAGCAGCCTTTTTCTTTGGTTTAACTTTGGATTCATCGATTGAAGGCGTAGAAGGATCATCAGACTTAAACGTACCCTTTTTTGTTCTAGCCTTTACTGGCTCTGGGCCTTCTTCTAGCTTTGCGGAATAACTCATGTGAGTCTTATAACTCCAAGTAAAACCCTGAAAGTCGTGAGTCTCACCAGTCCAAAGCTCTCCTGTGTTTTTAATATACCAAGCCATTATGTTCTGTACTTCCTTACTTTCTTGGCAATAGCTTTCGGTTGAGCCACATGCTGCTTACCTGCTGCCTTACCCTTTCGTTTAGCTGCGGTTGTAGCTGCATATTCAGAACTACTAAGAGCAGCGATAGCCTTACTAGGAAGATAACGCTCACCAGTCTCACTAGACTTCTTGCCAGACTTGGTGCGCCACTTTTGCTTACCCCAGTTAAGTAATGACTTCTGCGGGGCCTTCATTAGTTCGTCTTAGGCTTATACAAAGTACGCTTAGAATATTCTTGAGGCATCATCATTCTGCCGCCAGCACCGCCACTTTTCCCACGTAAAGAAAGAGACTTAAGCTTTGTCTTTGCGTTCTCTTTTTTTTCAGCTTTAGCAGCCTGCTTTTCTTCTATGACCTTTTTACGACTCTCTTGATTTTCTATTTTTTCTTTGACCTTTTGACGATCTTCCTTCTTTTTACTTGGCCCACGAAGAAGTCTGCGAATATTATCAGCTTCCATCATTATAACTTGTGAGCGAGTAGCAACTTTATTAACAACCTTTGGGCTTAACCGATCCTCGTGCTTTGCCGCAAGCTTGCGAAGATCCTTTGATTTCTTGTCGAGCTCTTTAAACTTTTCAAACAATGAAGCCATTATCTATATCCTCCACCAGCGGCCTTGTACCGCTTTGCTAAGAGTTGCGCTTTGCGTGCCGACCACTTGCCAGCAGCAGTGCCTTGAACGTTAGCAGCCTTTATTCTCTGAAACAAAGACTTCCGCATCTTGGGCTTAGTGTAATTACCAGCTGCATTAACCGCCATTCTGTTCCTCGCTTATGTTCATTTGACTGCGGAACTTCTCACTAGCAGCGCTCTCTAACTTCTTAACCTTCCTCAAAAGGTTCTCACGCTTCATACTAGTAACCATCTGCCCATCAGAAGTGCCAAGAAACTCCTTAACCTTGCGGCGCAACTTAGTCACCATAGAGTAATCTTCGGGCATGCTTTCTAACTGCTTAGAGAGCAACGAATAACGAGCATTTATTTTATCTCTTGGAGATCCACCCTTAGGCATTAGTAACCACCAGTTCCAGTAGGCATCAGCAAAGAACGCTGCTGCATTCCCTTCCGCCTTACATCCTGTAACTTGCGCGGCTTGCCCTGCTGAGAAAACTTCCCAATACGCAAAGAAGGTAACTCACCAAACTCAGGCTTCCGCTCCTGATACATCTTCTCGGCACTCGGCCCCCTACCACCTAAACACATCAGCTTTTCTTATGCCTCCTAGCAAAGTTGCGCGCAGCCTCAACAGAACCAAAACCCCACTTCTTTAACGCTAAAGCCTTCCGAGTAGGGCGACCCTTCTCATCCTTCATCGGACCCTTCATGCCAGCAAACCGAGCAGCAAAAGAAACACGACGAGGATTCGTACCCTTCGGAACAGGGGCCTTTAAATTAGCACCCTCAGTACGCTTAAAATATTTACGACCAGCAGCAGTTAAACCACCACTAGGACTTTTGTGCTCTTTTCGCATAGCCCTTACTCTTCAATAAACTCTTAGCCCTAACATTAGACTTCTTAGTCGGGGTCTTCTCTGGCTTCTTTGAATATCTCATTTCTCACCTCTAGCAGATAAAATATTTCTTGAGAACCTTTTTTAAGAAAAATGTGAGTGAGGGACTATTACAGTAACTGACTAGCTAGTTTTTCCCCCTACCCCCACTGCCACACCATAGCCAATAACGAATCACCCTAGATCTATGCTCACCTTGATGTCACCCGCCACTTCTACTTGGCTTCTATCTATAGGCTT